TCATATTCTCTATCAATTACTTGTTGAATTGCTGCCCAACCAATACTTGAGTTCTCAATAACAAGTAATGCGTTGTTATACTCCATAGCAGTATTCATACATAAATTACCAAAATCTTTGGTAGAAATCTTTCCCTTGTATTCTGCAACTTGTTCCATACTCTCTATTTCTATTACATGAAATGCAGAAAAGTCAGCACCATCACCACGAGCAACATCACCGGCGACTACATAATTCTTTGTATAATCTGGTTGTCTCCAAATCCACAAGTTACTATCTATTCCTCGTTTCTCAACAGGTTCTTCAATTTGTTTTTCTCTATATTCCTCTAAAATAACACCATCAATAACACCTTGTCCAGAAGTGATGAAGTCACAATCACATTCTTGTGCTGCCCCACTTGGTCCTAATAACTTATCTTGTTCATCTCTCCAATCTTGTTCTCTGTCGGGATGTACCGTCCAATGAAGTTTAATCATATTCCAATCGTTATCACCCTCTTCTGCACCTACCCAAGTTTTATGAAACCAATTTCCAACACCATTTGGTGTGGATAGTGCTATACATTGTCCACCAGTAGATAGAGTACTTTGTGCAGCAGTCCATATTGTATCAATCTTATCAATGAATGCTGCCTCATCAATAACGAGTAAGGATAGTGCCTCTGAACGACCTGCGTCCTCAGTACTTGATATCGCCTTTACTTGTGAACCATTTGAGTATCGTAGTGAGAGTTTGTTATCCTCAACACAATTTGACCTTACCCAACTCGGTAGGTTTGCATGCATCACTCGGATTTTCGTAACCAAGTTCTTAGCGGTGTCTTGTTTAGTTGCTATAACCAATATGTTCTTGTCTGATTGAAATGTCATCATCCATAATGCGTATCCAGCAGTTAATGTGGATATACCCAACTGACGAGCCTTTAGGATGACATTATAATTATGTTCTTTAAAATCTTTTAATGATGCTTCTTGAAATGGATATAAAGCAAAAGGAACTTTACCTCTTAGTGGATGTTGTATAACAGCATACTTTTTTAAGAAATACACAGGGTCCTGTGCACATTTTAAATATTCCTTTTTGATGACTGCTTTCATATCACTCATTATATTTTTCCAAAGATAAATCCTACTACTAACCACAAATATTGGTTTTCATACCATTTAGGTTCAACTAATTTAACCATCTTTTCATTCATTTTATCACGAGCATGTAATAAATCAATCTGTTTGTCTTTTGCGTTTAATAGTAAAGAATCAAGATTTGCTTGAACTTCAAACTTTTCAACCAAACCCTCATAATCTGTAATTAACACTTTTTGTGATGCAATCAATGAATCGGCCTTTTCTATTTTACCTTTCCATTGTGCATCTCGTTGTTTTATCATTTCCAACGCTTCTGCTTGTGTATATGTGTCTTGTCCAAATAATGGAATGGATAATAATAATATCCATAAATATTTCATATTTATCCCTTATCTATGTAATACATAAACTATACCACTTGAACCAATTGTTACTTTCTTCACACCAATAGGATAAAGTGTATCTGCTGTCAATGCAGTTCCTGGAATTGTTCCACCACTTGCTCCATGAATAACAACATTAGTTACTACTTCACATATAAATCCTGCACCAGCATTTGAACCAGTTGCATAAAATGTAGTACTTGAAGCTACTTTTGTAATTCTGTTATAATCTCCAACGGGATTATCATGGTGTTCAATAGTTCTATCGGCGAATTGTCCTTGAGTCACGGCCATTTTCTTTTCTCCTTATATATGTATATATAATTATTTACTCTTGGAAAACTTACGAAGAAATTCCTCTGCGGATTCTACATCATCACTTTCATAAGCTGTTTCCATTTTCTTGACCTCTTTTTTATGGATGGTCAATTTTCTTTTCATATTTGTTATTTCTTTTTTATTTTCAGTTTTATTTTCTTGTAATTTTTCTATTCCCTTTGCTATTTCTTTTTCTTTCTTTTTATTTTCTTTTATAGCCTTTCCTAATTCTTTTACCTCTTTACTTTTAACTGCTCCTGCGGCAAAAAGTCCACCAACTAAACCAAAGAATCCTAATATGAGTTTCCATATTTTCATAATTACATCTCCATTATTTTTTTGTAAGTAGATTTACCCTCTAATTTTTTAGTCTTAGAAGGTTCATCAAATTCACTATCATCAGGTTCTTGATATTTTCCATAACCATCACCATCTCGTGAAATTTTTTCATCAACGGGTTTATCAAAAATATTAACCCTTTTATGTATTCTGAATGTAGTAGCCTTTCTACCATTTATTGTTGGCATCCCATGTTTATCTACACCTATATCTTTAATTTTCATCTTCTTGTTTTTAAATTTTCCTACAAGAATAGTATCCCCTACTTTAACATCTATTGTAATAGCCATTATACTCTCCAACTTATCATAAGGTTTTGTCCGTCAAGCTTTTCCGTTACATTATCTTCACGACTTAACTCTCCACCCAAACCTCGTTCTATGATATTTTTCAAATCTTTAAATGTCAAATCTTTATCATCAAACGGATGTGCCATATGTCCGTATGCTCCACCCTCTGTAATTAATTCTCTAAGTTCATCACTCCACCAATCTTTTGTTAGTGGTTGATATTTTTCAGTATTAAGTTCCTTACCACCTTTATCTGCTATATGTAGTCTTGCCCGTCCACCATCAAAAGTTTTTGATTCTTTTGCCTCTACATCAGTATTCTTCTGTACAGATATACCAGATGCTACTGGTGGTCCTGCCATTTGTTGGTCTTTATCAACTCCCATCCACTTCATCACCGTCCAACCTAATGTATCTAAAGTATTCCGTAAAGTAGTCTTATACTTATCAACTTTACCATGTGATATTGGATTTATTGCCCTATGAGACATAGTATAATCTTCTTCAGGATCCATTGCTCCATCACTTAGTATATACTGAACCACTTTCCATCCTAATTCGTTCTGCATTGAGTTTATCCACCTCTTAGTTTCTTTTTTATAATCAGATAAAGAAGGGTAAAATGTAGGTGGTCCATCATCAGCTAATGCATTTCCTACTGGTGTACTTTCTTTTAAAATCTCACTAATATCATTCTCAACTAAAAAATCACCAATGACATCACCACTAAATTCTTTTAAATAATCTCTCATCTTGTTTCAACTTTGTTTTTATCCAACCACCACTCAACTTTATTAACAACTACATCAAAATTTCTGTGGCTTCTACTCAAGTCAAATGAACTCCAAAAATCTTTTACCAAATAATATGCTGGTTCTACATCTTTTGAACCAGGTCTGATATTTCCTATAACTTGATTTGATTGCATATCTGAATCTACATGATATTTCAAATAATCATAATCAAATGGATTTGAATAATAATCATTTTCATAAATCCATTTTAAAATCGGGTCAAACTTACTACCCTTTAAAAACCAATCAGCAGGTCCTTTAAATTTAGTATGTCCCCAACCTTGTACATAAGCGTAATACTGATACATTAGGTTGGTAGGTTGTCTTTTCTTACCAGGCCTACCTTTGTAATCTAATTTATGAAAACCAGCTTTCATTACTTCTTTACAGAGTTTTTTTGTACCAGATGGTATCTTAACTTTAGCACCTGTTTCTTTTTTAGCCTGATTTATAATTTTCATAAAATCAGATTCAGTTACGATTCGTTCTACTATTAATTCTTTTAATTTAATCACCTTTTTTCCATGTTAAATGCTCTGGTTAACATTGCACCAGCATGTTGAAGTTCAAGACGAGCTTTATCATACTTTTTAAAGTATCTAATTAAAGTTCTATTCTTACTCTTTTTAATATCATCCTCAAGTTCATACCAAAGTCGTCCATCTCGGGCCTTGTGAATATAATCACTTCCAACTTTTAGTAATTTTTGGTGATTCCAAGAAACATCATCAAGATCTACTTTTTCTTCCAATAATTTCTTCATTTTAATCACTTAATTTCTCCGATATATACTGATACACTTATAAATATTAAACTTCTAAACTATTGAGTTTTTCTTCAACATCTTCTTTAAGTTTATTTAATTCTGCAAGAGCCTCTTTGGACATAGTTTCAACTTGTTCCTTATTTTCAGTCCATTTTTCAGTTTGTAATTCTATATCTTTTACGCCTACTTGGTCAAAAACCTCCAGTGGTTTTGATGATACTTCCTTCCAATGTTCTATACTTTCAATTTGCTCCTTTATATATGAAAGTTGATTATTTAACATCTTTTTTTCTTCCCACTCATCATATTTTCCATCAAGACGAAGTTTATTCTCAAATTCTATCTGACAATCAAAACATTGATTGTGTAATCTATACATTTTATCATCTAATCGTTTATTCATCACCTTATCACAATTAGGACAAAACCAAGGAGTCTTTGCTTCCTTTAAAGCGTCCATCCGTTCATTTTTTCGTTCTCTTTCAGCTTTAATTTCTTCTTCTCGTTTCTTTTTTTCCTCTAAATCTTCAAAATGTACAATAATTCGTTTATCTGGTGTATTACCATCTAAAATCTCTTGTCTTGCCTTTACATGCCTCTGATGTTCATTCATAACACTAACTCCTTTGTAACGAATCAAGTTTCATCTTAAACCTTAGTTCTTCAAGTTCTTGATCCCTCTTCATTAATTCTATTTCGGCCTGAATATTTTTAATCTGACCTTGTTTCTCAATTTCTTCTTCCAATGATGTTACTCTACTCTCCAATTTGTACCATCCACCACCTATTGCACCCAACAATCCTATAATATTCACAATAAATTTGATATTACTCATTTTCTTGACTTTAAAAAGTTCTTGTATATCTTCAAAATCTTCCATTAGAATGTCATAAGTCCTGTTATTTGATTGATTGGTGCAAATGCTCCTGTAAATTTGTAAGTTTTTCCATTATATTTAAAAACTATTCCTTCACTCGGAACAATTGATTTTAATCCACCAATCTTATTTAATTTATCTAATTGTAATTTTAAGGTATTTAATTTTTTCAAATCTCCACCACTACGAACATTTTTTATTGCAGAATCTAATTGTTTCTTTACTCGTTGAACCGTAGAGTCTGGGTTTGCTGCTAACCATCCACTTACATTTGTCATTATTTCTGCACCAACCTCAAAGAATAATTCTTCAAATGGTTTCATATTTTGTTTAACCATTTTAGAATGGTCTACTTTATCCGTAGTCAATACCCAATCTAAAAATTCAGGATGATTCTTAAAATCCTTTTTAATCATCGGAACTTTATAAGACTTATCAAAGAATGCCCATCTCTTAGTTAAATTCTTCAATGGTTTTTTTGGTATTGTGAATCCGTGTTGTTTTGCGGCGTTATATATAAATTCTTCCCAATAACTTTGGTGGTATACTGAAAGTGAATCATTATCTTTTAATCCGTATTGTTTCTGTAATTTATTTAATTTACTAAAAAAGTATTTTTTCCTCTTTTCAAAATTTTGATGTTTAGGTACGGTTAAAAAGTTTGGTTTTCCAATCTTATATCGTTTTTGTATATTCTGATTAACTTGTTTAATCATACCAGCTAACATTCTTGCACTATCTTTGACCTCACCGATTGCATTTCCGTTATCATCATATTCTATTGCTCCGTGAAATACAATTTCGGCCTTGTCATAATTGATCACATTTGCTGACTTGGGCCACATAACTTCAAGATTCATCCAAGCCTTACCATTCTTAAATATCTTATTTCGTTGTTTATCCGAAAGTGAACCAATGGCCCTTTCCAAATCTTTCATAGCAAAACTAAAAGCGTCCTCAATATCCCCCCTACCTTTAAACTTAGAAATTATTCCACTTGTACTTAGTGCAGTTTTACCACCATTTTTCAAATGTCCTTTGTTTCGGGCTGCTACCAATTTTCCACCAGTTGCTTCAGTAATTTTTTGTTCCTTCCAATTAAATAACTTCTTAAATTTATTATGCATCATTAAAAAGACACCCTCATCAAAATAACCAAAAGCATCTTTAAATAATTTTCGTCTTTTCTCGTCTGAAAATTTCTGCGAACCAAGTAATTCCCTCATTACAGTTCCACTAACTTCTTTTCCACCAACCTTAACTGATTGGTGTGGAGCAGTCATAAAGTATCCGTGTTCTTCATATCCCTTTAGATTATTTTTATTCTTTTTATAATCTTGGAAATATGATAAACCACCACTTTTCTTTCTACCACCAGCTAATCTACCAGCATCCTTTTCTCCAAATATATATATCACGGTAGTAGTCTCAGGGTCGTATTTTTTTAGCACTTTATTTGCCACCAATGGAACTTTTTCCTTGATAATGCGATTTTTAGGTACACCCATCTTGGTCATGTGTCTAACTTTTTCTCTATAATTCATAGGATGTTTAGGTGGTTTTTTAATGTCTGATGTAGTGATGTAAGCATCATCTACCTTTGACTTTAACCACTTGTAAGTCTTTAAGTGATGTGGGCCAAATGGTTGATATCTACCACCATAGATACCCACAACTTTTTTAATTTTTTTATTATCTTCTGATAACCACTCGTCAAAAACTTCCATAGCCTTTCTCATACCACTTGTCTGTGATTTATGATATTTCGCTCTATTATACATAGTTTCCACAATTTCTTTTTGTTCTGATTTAGACCTATTTGTAATTGACTCTATAGTTTTATTTGCAGTTCTAACTGAATCATAACCAATTCCTTTTATATAATCTAATTTAGTTTGTGGCCAATAATATTGTTCTCCTGCCTCGTTAATTGGTTTTAATTTATGTTCTTTTAAAATTGGATTTACAAGTTCCCCTACAAGTGCACTATATTTAGGTTTTTTCGTAGTTGGAACGAATTGTCTATATTTCTCATCTGGAGTATGTTCATATTCTTTTACAATAAAACTAATTTTAGACTTATAATCATTTGGAAGTTTATTTTCTACACCAATAAATGTTACTGCATTTGGAACAAGATAAAGTAATATCTCTCTTTTATTTAAATTCATTAAAACTTGACTTGAGGTCCAAAGTTTATTTTGAGCCCGAACCAAATCATATTTAGGCCCCTTATCTTGGATATGATTATAAAATGCAGGAAATAATTCTTTATAGTGTGGTGTTTGATGTAAAACATTTAATGCATTCATCAATCTTAACTCTGAAGATAATTTATCATTTCCATTTTGATACCCTTGTTCGGGGTGTTCTATTCCGTGATTGGTTCTAACTATTGGTTCTTGTGTTAAATCTTTTATTTTTACTACTGGTTTAACTCTACTTGTGTTTTCTATAACTACAAGTTTTTTACCATCACCAACTAATGTATGACCTTTAATTCCACCGTGATATGTTACTAATGATTTTACTGCATCATGTAAAGTTGTCTTACGAAGTGCTTCTCTAATTCTTGCACCATCTTTGGACATCGCTTTCTTTTTCTTTGACTTATCAAAATCCTTCTCATCTCTTTTTACAAATAATGCAGAATTAACAATTCCAATTCCGTGAGAATTCATTCCCTCTGACCAATCTGTATCTTGGTCGACTATAAAACATAACTCAACTCCATATCCAGTCAATTCTCTAACCACTTTAAGATTAGGATTATAATTTCTATCTCGGTTTTTACCAAGAACCATATCATTACCAAACATTGATGCTACTGCAATACACTCTTCCAATTGTTCCTTAGAAACTTCTTTTGTCTTACCTTGTGGTTCTGGATTTAATGGACCCTCTAAATATTTTCTTGATATCATATCCACTTTACCCTTTTCTTCTCTCACAACTACTTCTGATAAATCGTCTGGTTCTTGTAAAGTAACTATTACTACCATCTTCCCATTTGGTAATCTTGTTCGTTCTACTTTTTTAACCTTAGCCTTTGATTTAGAACTACGAGTTATTTCTCCTTCACTCCAATAATCACCTTTTTCATCCTGTTCTCCATCGATAAAGGCTCCCCTAACTTCTCCATTTGAATTTGGTTCTATTCTAAATACAATTGATGTTTGTTCTGGATTGTCATCATCAACATTTGCAAAACCTCTTGCAGTTTCGGCACTTGTACTAAATCCACTTGAACCATGTCCACTTTCATCAGGTATTTCTACCATTTTGCCTTCTTCAAAATCAGCTAAAATTTGTTCTGCTACATCATTCGGTACTGATATTCCTCTTTCTATTGGTCTATCAACCTTAGTAATGGTAGTATGAGAGATTTCACTAATTCTTTCATTTCTTTCTTGGATTTCTTCTCTTGTGGCGGTTCCTTCTTCAACAGCCCGTTCAATTGCTTCAAAACCACCGAGTGTTTTCCAACTCAATATATCTTCTCTTTGTTGTTTTCTCTGTTCTGGTGTTCTTTTCTTTTGTTGCTCCTCATATTGTTTTCGCATTTTCTCATCATATTCTCCTGAATCAACACCTTTATCTGCCTTTTCAAGGAAGTCACCAATAAAATGTTCTTCATCTTTCTTATCTCTAATCACATCAACACCATCTACCACATTTGGTTTTCTATCTGGTCTACTTCTTGCCTTCGCTCTTTCTTTACCTTTCTTCATCATATCAGCTACAGATGGTATATTTAGTTTTGGCATTTTAACTTTTGGTTTGGATTTTGGTTTTGAGGCACTAGCAGGTTCACAACCTGTATCTTCTGGGTTTTGACCAACACCACAGGCCGCTTCAATTAATAATTCCATTTCTTTATCTATATTGATGTTCTTCATCTTCTTCCACCCCTATCAAAATCCCTTGAGAATTTTTTGAGTTTACCAAATGCTCTGAACTTTTTCATCTTTTCTTGTTTATGCCATTTCATCTTATCAAATACTTTCATTCTCATATGTTGTTTTACTATCCAATAAATATCAAGAACATTACCACCCATTGATTTTATCCATTTTGCGTACTTTTTGACAAGTTTTGCTGATACATGCTCGTGTCCGTAATGTGTCCAAAAACCTTTCTTTGGGTGTAGTTTTGCAGTTTTATCTTTACCGATATCGTGGAATAATGCAGAAAGTGCAAAATCTATATCACCAGTTTTAAGTGCCCTATTCGTAACAGCAATCGTATGTTTCAACACATTACCTTCAGGGTGTGCAT